CCTGTCGAGCCAACCGCGATCGCCGTCGGCAGGTACGCCCCTGACAGCGTCACCGCGCCACGCCCCGCGTTCACAGTCGCGAAGCGCACCGTGCCGGTGAGTCGATTGAACGTGTACGTCTCGCCGGTCGGCGTACCGCCGACGTCCACCACGAGCGGCGTCGCGCGATCCCAGATGCGTTTCGTGGCCGTCGACATCTGGTAGGTCTGATGATCGCCGGTGTCGACCGTCGCCTCACCTGTGAATGCGACGGGCGCCCCGGTGACCTTGATCAGCGCCTTGCGTCCGGAGATACCAGGCATGGGTCAGCCTCAGACTATGGTCGGCTGACCGGTGCCCTGCAGCTCGATCGAGACGGCGGAGATGCCGTCCATCGCCGGGTCAATCTGAAACTTCGTCACCAACACCTGCCCCTTGAGGCCCGCATTCGCGGTGACGCTATCATCGGGGAGGAATGCGGCGAAGAGATCCGTGTCGTTGATCTGCGAAGCGCGAATCGCGAGCTGGCCGTTCGTATCGGTCGGCCGGTAGCTCCCGCTCCCGGAGATTTTCCAGTCCTTCATCGTCTGGACCCGCTGCACCCAGTCGTCACCGAATTCGTTGTCGTCGACGGTCTGCCCGTCGATTTCGAGCGAGAGCGACTTGAGGCCCGCGACGAGATTCGTGACCGCGGCGAGTGTCGTGCCCACGCGGAGCCGCGCTTTTTTCCCGGAGATGCCTGGCATCGGTCAGTCCTTGTTGATGATGGAAGGGAACGGCGTCGTCGACGTCTCGCCGCACGCGCTACATCGGTAGAGCTCATCGCCCATCGTTGACTCGTCGCGAATCGCGTCGCGGGGATGCGGACAGCCCNCCTCGACGTCATCGGGCAGGAGCAGCTCGAGCAGGGCATAGGCGCGCTCGCGGAGCTCCATGACGAGGCGAATTGCGTCCGCGCGATCGATCTTCGAGATCGGTTCGTTCATGGCGCGATCACCTCGGCGTCGGCTGCATCTTCGAGCGTGGCGATGATCACGACGTCCACCAGGCGCGTCTTGCCGTCGTCCTCGCGCGTGCAGTCGATGCTGATCACGTCCACGTCGACGACGTCATGCCCCTCGACGGTAAGCGGATCGTCCTCGATATCCGTCAGGAGCGAGAGCGCACGCTCGGCGATTTGCAGACCAACCGTGAAGCCGGCCTTCCCGCGGCCGCTCGCGGTCGTCGACGGCGATTGCGTGAAGATCGAGAGCATGACCGAGCACTGATGCCCGTTCTGCCCCATGGTGCGATCCGGCGTCTCGAATGGCTCGTCGATGATGACGTGCGGATACTTGGCGTTCGCTGGCACTTCGTCGTAGACACCGGCGACCATGTCCATGAATGCGACATCGTTGCGCAGGCGGTCGACGACGGCCGAGTTGAATTGCGGCAGGGCAGTGAACGTCATGCGAGTCCGCCCTCCTTCGCTGCGGCCTTCGTCCCGTCGCCGAGATCCGTGACGATTGATTGCTTCTCGGCTTGGAACGCGGGCACCATGTACGGGTGCGCCGGCTTATGGCGACGACGATCGCCGTGCTCGACGACCGGTCCGTAGATGCCGAGATCCGCGGTCGCGAGCGCCTTCTTCGACGTCGGCGCCAGTCGCGTCGTCAGTCGGCGCTGCTCACGGCGGGCGAGCGCGTTCGCTCTGGACTTGGCGCCCATGCCGCGCGACGAGCGCGACCGAGGCAATGTGCCATAGCCAGCTTTGACATAGCCGACCATGCCATCCTTGCTGTACTCGTCGCGAATCGTGTACGCGAGCTCACCAGAGCGTTTCGGCACGCGCGCTTTCGCTCCGGCCGTGACGCGCTTCGTGCCGCGTTCGATCGCTGCGACGGTATGCTTGCGCGTCGCCTCGTCAGTCATTCTGAGCGCACGTACGAGCTGCGGGACGCCCTCGAGGAGCGTCGTCACCTTGGCGCTCATTGGACGAGCTCCTGGCACATGACGAGCAGCGAGATCCGCCGCCCATCGGGATCGACCGGTGCCTGAATGCGGAGCACCTGCGTGCCGCAGAGGAAGCGCATCCCGGCGACCACGTCGTCGCGATAGCGGATCTCCACCTCGTGCGTCAGCTCGGGCGTGAGCTTCTTCGCCTCCCAGAACTCACGTCCGCCGGACGTGCGAACGTCCGCCCACACCGTGTCGACCTCGATGAACGAGACGTTGTCGGCGCCGGCGAGATCGTCCTCGGTCTGCTCTCGCTGGAGGCGCACCCGGTGGCGCAGTTTGCCGGCGCGCATCAAGCCATCTCCATCGCTGGACGCGACCAGAGGCCGAAGAGTGCATCGACGCTCATCGGGATCGTGTTCACGATGTTGCCGATGTTCACCGCCTCACGGTTCTCATACCAATGGCCGATGAGGAGCTTCATCCCCGCAGTGATCGACGACGGCACGCTCGCCGGCGCGTCGCCGAATCCGGCCCGGAACGTGATCACCACAGCGTTGCGCTGGACCCGGGCGGCGGGCCATGCGGTGCTGAACGCACGCACGATGCGCCCGGGCGACGCGTCGGTATCGACGGTGTAGTCATCGGCATCGACGTCGACTAGCGCGCCCGCGCTGTTCGCATACCGGAATGACTCGACGCTCTGGAGCGGCGCGATCGGCAACTCGATCGTGTCGCCGCACGGGAAACAGTCGAGCGACAGGCGCCACGTCTGTGTAACCAGCGCGTGGTGGATGCGACGCTCGGCGTATTCGCGCGCCGCCCGAATGAACGCCAGCAGGAGCGGATCGCCGGTTGTGTTCGTGACTGGGGCGCCGACGCCGAGCGACGCGTCGGCGATCGTGTCTGTGAACGTCGTCGCCGTATTGTTGGCGATGGCCGCGACGAGGAAGAACTCGTCGGCGTTCGCTTTCGTGCGATAGATCTTGCGCGCCGTGACCTGGCTACCGCCAAGCGGCACGTTCAGCAGCGACACCTGGCCGTTCGTCGTCTGGTCCGCCACGGTGACGACATCCGAGATCTGGCCACCGTCGGTCTCGCCATCGGCGGTGACGAACGTGCACCGATAGCGGTGCGCGCCGTCGTCGACGTCGCCAGGACCAGCATTGGCGAGCACCGCGAGCGGCGCATCCGGACGAGGCTCCTTGTTGGAGGATCCTAATCGCAGATGCGCCGCAACTTCATCGACCGTCAATGGTTCAACGATCGGCGGCGTGACGAGAGCGAACGACATCGCGCGCTACTTCTTCCCCCGACTCTTGTTCTCGTCGGGGACCAGTTCTTTCGTCTCTGGCGGCGTGCGCTCCTTCTTGCCGTCGCCCTGATCGCCGGCAGTCGATCCGTCGTCCGTCGAGCCAGTATCCTCGCCAGCGTCCGTTTCGTCGGCGGGCGATTCCTGCGACTCGGCGTCCGGTGGCGGCGCCTGGATCACGCGACCGTCGACCAGCGACAGGCCGAGCCGCTCGACATCGGCGCCGACGATCGCGCCGCCCACGGGAGCGAGCAGGAACGCCGCGCGTACGTCGTTGTGCTCGACGAGCGTGTGCTCGTCGGAGGCGAGGTAGAGTCGCCGATCTGCCCGCATTGATGGCGTTTTGCTTGGCGCCGCATCGACCTTCGGCAGCGTGATGATCGTGAGCGACATGATGGCTACCGGTAAAAGAGAACGACGTCGAGCTTCCCGGCCGTGAGTGCGGCCGCGGATACGACGACAGACGGAACGCGCGCGGCCGTCGTCTTGAGCGTCGTGGCGCCAGTGAACGCCGGGACCACGCTCTTGCGCCCCGCCGTTGACCACGGTGCGCCACTGATCGCAGCGGCGGCGATCGTGTCACCGGCCCCTTCCGCCTGGATGGCGACGCTCGCACCGACGCCTGTGAGCGGCGTGATCACGTCGACGTAGCCGCCTTCGACGACCGAGCCAACCGGCATTTGCCCGTCGTCCGAGCGCAGTGGAATCGTGCCGACGACCCCGCCGTCGATGGCGAAGTCGTACGAGCCCTTCCAGGTCTTCAGGCTTCTCGTGCCTTCAATGACCGACATAGGATCCTCGCGGGAGTCCGAATGAGCAGATGTGAATAGCCACGAACGCAGTGGGCAGTGCGAACACCAACGGCGTCACGGTCGGGGAGAATCCGAAACCGTGACGCCGGGTGTCTTCGGGCCTCAGAGCCCGGTGACCGTGCTGAACGCCGCGGCGCGGTAGATCGTGAGCGCGACGCGCATCCCGGCGCGTACCGTCTTCTGGCCCTGGAGGAACTGATTGTTGACCAGCCCGAGCGCGACCTCGATGCCCTTCTTCTGCCAGAGCTGGATGAAGTTCACGAAATCGCCTGTGATGGCGGTGCCCTGCGTGAGCGCCTCGGCCTGCACCACGAGGAGGCCCCACATCCGCTCTGGTCCTGCTTCGGCCGGCGAGCCCCAGATGTAGATGCCGTCAGCGGTGCGCTGCAGACGAATGCCCTGCCAGTCGAGGGGATTGATCAAGTGCGCGCTCGGCACGGCGCGGCCCGTCGTGCGCACCTTCACCATCGCCTTATAGAACGCGTCCTGCGCCGGATCCGTGCCCTTCGCCTGCGTCTGAATGCCCGCCTTGTTCACGATGCCGGTCAGGTTCGGCGCGTTGCCGTCACCGTTGATGATCTGACCGTCTGCGCGCTGGAGGACGCCGAAGCGCAGTCGCGTATCGAGGTAGGCCCCAACGCCATCGACATCCTCGAGCTGTTCATCCGTCACCGGCACAGAGTCACCGATCGAGCGCACCGTCTCGCTGCGCTGCGTGAGCGCGAAGGTCGACTCGGCGTACGTCGCGGCCTCGGCCCGCTCGGCGGCCGCATGTGTGCGAGTCGTCTCTTCCATGTAGACGATCGCCGCCTGCTTCGTCGTCGCGGTCGGGATGATATCGAGCACCTGCAACGGGCGCGTCGCCTTGTCGATCACGAGCCCCGGCACGCGCGTCGATTCGGGCCCCCAGCCGGCGCTCGTCTGGAAGAGCGTTTTCATCTCGACCTCGTCGCCTTCCTCGAACGACTCGGTCGGCTGGCGCGATGTCTTGAATCCCTGGAACGCTTTCGACTCGACGATGAGTTGACCGAACGACTTCTTGGCTTTCTGTCGCTCGTCACGCTCGCCCGGGCCGGGGAAGGGCAGCACCTTCGCCGGCTCGCTCCGACGCTTCTCGTTCTCGTCGTGAATGCGCTTCATCTCGACGATGCTGTCGCGCTCCTTGCCCAGATCATTGAGCTCGGAGTCCATCGCGCGGACTTTCTCGACGACTTCCTGCGAGTCCTTCGCGCCGACGAGCTCCAGCACTTCCTTCTTGCCGAAATCGATACCGTCGCCAGCCTTGTCGAACACCTGATGAAGCATGTCCTGCTTCGCGGCGAGCTTCTCCTGCACATCCTTTAGCTTGACGGCGAGCGATCCCATGACCGGCATGGCCACCATCGAGTGACCGTGGCTCGCCAGGTGATTCACGAGTGGGTGACCGCCCGAGAACCAGGCAAGCAGGAACGTGACGAAGAGCGCGATCGCGATGAGCGCGAACGCGGGCATCGACAGCAGCGCCGCCC